GGGGACTTGAAATGGGGCGCAGTGGGCTCGGTCACAGATGGAGGTTTCACTTCCGGCGATTGGGAGTGGGACCACGCTGAGGACGAGGTTGGGGCTTCTTCTGCTTACGGGACTGCTGAGCCGGGATGGCGCGGAGGGCTTTGGCGGCACCCGATGCAACAGCGGCCAAAGGAGCTTGGCCTGCAGCACCTAGGAATATGGCTCCGGCATCAAGAGCAGCCGGGCCATACTTCTGCAGTGCTGACCGGACCATCCGCCAATAGTCGCCAGCTGCGTTCATGGAGATTGGCACAGCAGTGGGCATTTCTGCCATGCACTGGTGGTACACCTCCAACGCTTCCTGGCACATTGGTGGGGATGGGGTCGCTATTCCTAGCGATGTCAAGTCATCACTCTCAGGGAAATATTCCACAATCGCTCGCATTGTGTAACGGTATTCGCCTGTGGCTGGGAGGCCAGTGAGGCGAATGACGAACGGTTGGAACCCTGATGATACCATGTTGCCCTCCAAATCAGAAATGGACGCTGCCGCCCTCCTAAGACGAGTCATTGGGAAGGGTGAAGCGCCAGACACTTCATTGATCGAGAAGGCGTGCGGGATGTTTTGTTCCGGACGGCCGTTTAGCCGAACCGGATGCTTGGCCTTGGACATCCGAGCAACGAGATATATGCCTTTGGCGGAGTAGCCAGTGTAGACCCCTGGGTACTGCGCCATGTCACTATGCCTCGCGGGAATGGCAGGGGTTGAATCCTGCCTCTCCACGAAGTAGTGCATATCTCCCACAGCACTGCTGAAGCGGACGTCGTCAACATGCTGCCATCCACCTGTACAGTGGACAGCAGTTATGGTGCCCTTCTTATTCAGAGGGGCTGTGACGTCATGGATCTCCACCGCCAGGCCAATCAACCTAGAGGGCATGTGTGGCTCGGTGGCGGTGGCGTCGCGTTGCAAGACGGTTGCGGTACCAGCGACGGCATTAGTGAGGGAGGGTTCAACCCCACTTGGAGCTCTTAAGCACATAACTGAGCGAACATCCAAAGTGGAGGGACTGAGTATATCTCTATCATAGGTGACGACGGTGTTTGAGTAAGCAGAGTGCATACCAGTGAAGATCACTGCAATCGAATCACCATCAGCCGTAGCGGATAGCGTTTCAGCTGCATTATGCACACGGACAAACGACCTGCCGACTGTAGAGTCAGGCAGGCCTTCGAGGCGGACAGCCACATCATGATACGGGTCAAGTGCGGCGGTCAGCCAATTCTTAGCGTGTTGAGAGACAATCTGTTTCATTCTATATTTATAGTCCAGTGGACTCGAGCCCGCCCCTACCCGATTAAGGGTTCAACTTCAAGGCTTCAAGTTGTGGTGGGAGGAGGACGCTGTCCACACGTCCTCCATCCAGCGCTCCAACTTGTTGGGCCAGGGCCCAAGGGTCTCGCGGAAAGTGTCCCAATGGGATTTGTATCCCTTGTAGGCGCGGCTCTTGCCGCAGGACTTTTCAACGCGTTTGATCAGGTCGGGGACGATTTCCCTGATCCCTGGAGTGTTCGGGTCACTCTGTAGTATGCTGTCCAACTTCATAAGGAGGCGGGCGCTCTAATACTTGGGAGCAACAGCACTTGACACTACGTGCACTTTCGGTAGCACTCGATCCGGGTCGGCTATGGAGTTCGGAGAACCCCAATTGTACAACCGGCCAAGGAACGAGAAAGGCTTGCCAGGAGTTGTGACCTTAATCTTCATGCGGAACCCGTGCTTCGCGGCGGAAGCGGCGATACGATGAACGTCTTTGCGGTCCATGAAGATAATACTGTCATCCCCACCGAAAAGGCAAAACTTGGACGCAAATTCCGGAGACATTGCGCGGGCCGTGACCAACCAATTTTGTAAGGAGTTCATAAGGCACGTGTCAGGCGAGCCGGAACACCTAGCGTATTCCGAGTTCTGCTTCGTCCCAACATAGCGAACATGGTGTGTTCCATCCAGGATGCCCTGGACGTACTCTGAACCACCATGTTTGGAAAACACCTTGCGGTAGAGTTTCTCCTCTATCTGTCTCGTTGGCTTGGAAAGGGTACCATCAAATCTGGAAAAGTCACCTTCCACACAAACCCAGTTTCTAAACATGGCTTCTCGCGAAACATTGGCAATGTGGTTGGCGACTTCAACGCAGCTCCTCCCGAATGCAAACCACTGATGGCGGTGCAATGCATCCTGGAGAGGGTATGTCATTTTGTACATATGGGCCTGGATGACGGGGTTGAGAGGGGTGATCACCCTCCCATCCTTCATCTCAGTGTACGCCTCAGATTTGACAAAGGCCTTGGTGTCTCGGAAATCCTTGCCGCGCGGGGTAGCCACGGCCAAGCCGTTGGCCACCTCATCGCGGTGAACTGAAGGACAACGGTCTAAGACATCGTTGTCAGACATCAGCTCCATCTGCACACTACCGAACACTTTGCAGTGTAGCAGGGTCGCGCATTCCTTGACCTCCCTCGAGGTCATCATACAGGTATTTTTCCCCTGCAGTTTAGTAACGCGAGAGTCAATTGATTGTTGCAGTGACTCTCGGCACTTGCCCACAGCATATATCTCTGTGGGCACAACTGGGGGTGCGCATGGGGTCAGCCCATTCCTTAGCTTCCTTTCCTGAGGGCCAATGGGTCCGGCAGTGTATGTGGTGATCCCGGCGTCGGTCTCACGATACACAGCCGAGAGGGATGTACTTGGCCCCTCGGAACTACTAGTTGATGCGGCCGCCGAAACGGGCGCGTGGGCTGGGACTGCCGGCGGAGTGGCCGGACTTGGTGATATTGTCTTGGGCGGGCGGACGATGGTCAGCTTGCTTTTGGTGGGTGCCGCGGCTGCGACAGCTGGTGTGGCCTGGGTGGGTTCTGGTTTCTTGCGGTACCAGCCCCGTTCCACAACATCAAGCTGGGCCCCGACTAGAGTAGGCAACGCAGATAAAAGTATCCAGTTGTTCTTAGCGTCAGGCCCTAAGGTGGTGTTGATGTTGTGCAATGAGTACGACTTATCATTACGGCACAAGTCACAAAGTTGGCCAAATTCCATACTGGTAAGGGTCGCAGAAGCGGCATTGGGCCCCTGGTGACCCATAGTCACCATAAGGCCGCGCGTGCAATCCCAGTACTTAAACGCAGTTATGTCGCCATGGTTGAACTTATGATACTGCAACCAGTGGCGTGGCTTTGTGCATGGGAGCCCGAAGAACGGCAGCCATGACATAAAGATCAAGTCACTGTAGACATACTGCAAATAAGTAACTACGCGATTGCGTCCACAATCATACCGATGGACACGGTATGTGTAGTCGCGGAGACCACGCCTTGATGTGACGTAATCAGCTCCATA